TCCGGTACAAGCACTCAAAATACAATTAGAAGAAGCTGTCCAAATGCTACGATTAGTTGCAAATGAAGAACGAACCTGTGTAGAAGTTAAGGAATGGTTAGAACAGAATTATCCAGAGGGTAATGACGCCGACGGAAAGTCCATAGTTAACCTCTTGATGAAGTCTGGATCTAAGTATGTCTGATGATAATTTAAAAGAAAATGAAACAGAATCTGATGACGATTTATTAGAATTTGTCAGCAGTAAATTATATGAATCTATATGTGATTTGCATGAAAGTCTACGTGCCGGTGTCGGAGAAGAACAAGCACGTGATATTGTTATTAACGCATTAAGTGTTAATTTAGGTCATATTATAGGTCAGTTTGATCCTAAAAGTCAGCGTAAATATTCTAATATAACCAGAAAAACAATAAAAGAGCATACATTATTGGGAACTATAGAAAAAGACAAACATGTACATGGCAGAATAGGTCGAGCATAAATTAACTTGATAAATAATTTTACATTTTAAATTGCAGGAGAACCAAATTGCCATTAGGATCTACTAATATAAAATTTAGTGAAATCGCTAGTATTTTAGGATGGCCTTCTACTGGCTTCAGTATGAGTAACACTGATCTATTATACATGGCTCACGGATCTACTGCTAGACAGTCAACTTCTATAAGCTCTCTTGCAAACAAACCAACACCTGGTAGTTCATCTTCTAATCCTTTTACAGTACCAGCGTATCAAACATTAACTATTACTGTTATCGGCGGCGGCGGCGGCGGCGGTGGCGGTGCTGTTTACATACTTGATCCTAAGTTTGGACCTGTCGGTAGCGACGGGTCACCTGGAACACCTGGAACAGCTATAACAGTTGTAAACGGTGGTACAACACTTGCATCAGCTGGCGCCGGTGCCGGCGGCGGCGGCGGCGGATTCAGAACACCGGGTGGACAAGGAACTCCTGACAGCGGAAGTAGGGCGCCCAGTGTAGGTGGCGGCGGCGGCGGTGGCCCCGGTTCTGGCGGATCTATCGCCGGCAATGGCGGCCCGGGGGGTGGTGGTTCATCGGGTACAGCAAGTTATACACATCGATTTACAGCCAATGCTCCTAGTTTTGGTGATTCATTATCTGCTAGTGGTGGTGGTCACGGCACAGGTGGCCCCGCTGGTTCGGATGGAATTTATGGATCCGGCACACCTGGCAGTGATGGTGTCGCTGGTTCTTTTTCTTACAGTTGGACTTAACTCAATCATTTACTAGATATTGTAAGTTATTAATTTATATAAACTGTAAATTTGCTATTTTAACTATCCACAGAATCTAATCAGACCAAGTTGTATAAATACAATGCATACATTTGGAGGATAATATGGCATTCCAACCTACACTTAGTAAATTCGGTGTACCACTAGTACCGGGAACAAGTGGCGTTGGCATTCTAATGCCTAAACTGAAATACAGATTTAGGGTTAGCATGCAGAATTTTGGACCAGCTGGAGCAGCATTAAGTCTAACAAGACAAGTTGAAAGCTGTGGACGTCCAACACTAAACCATGAAAATACAGCACTACATAGCTACAATAATATCATGTATATTCCACAAAAACCAACTTGGAATAACATTGAAATTAAAGTACGCGACGATGTTACTAACAGTGTTAGTAGTTTAGTTGGCGCACAAGTTCAAAAGCAAATGAACCACTTCGATCAAACCAGTGCCACTGCTGGTATTAACTTTAAGTTTACTACAGTTATTGAAGTACTAGACGGCGGAAATACAGGAGTATTAGAAAACTGGTATTTGGAAGGTTGCTACTTAGAAACAGTTGCATATGACGGTCAGGACTACACTAGTAGCGACCCGGTTGCTATCACATTAACTGTTCGTTATGACAATGCAACACAGGACAATACAATTATGCCACAGGTTCAACCAATTACTGGTTTTGGTCCGTTCGCCGGCTAATAGCGTAATATAATGAATACAATAAGGCTACTGCAAAAAGTAGCCTTATTTTTTGACTAAATATCAGTATGCAATACGTACGTCAAAAACCATTAGCATCCACATTCTTTAAAGCAAGAGGCGGACCTGCAACTGTATTTGGAGCCATTCCCAGATACAAATACATGTTCTATGCTAATTTTGTAGCTAGTCAGGCAGCATTGAATAGATATCCAGATTATTATAGATTGGGTAGTTGGGAAACGGGGGTTAGTTTTAAAATACATACGGTTGATAAACCACAAATTGAGCTGAATGTACAAGAATTAAACCAGTACAATAGAAAAAGATACGCATATACAAAAATAAATTATCACCCATTTACTATTCGACTTTACGACACAGTTGATAACATACCATTAGAAATGTGGCGAAGATATTTTACATTCTATTTTGGGGATAGTAGAACAAAAGGTACCAGTGCCACTGGTGCAACAACTGTTTATAATCAAATGGTTACAGATCCAAACTTTGCATACGATACAGGCTGGGGATTAAATCCTAGAGATGAACACTATAACTTTTTTGATAGAGTTGAAGTTTATGCTATATATGGCGGATACTATACTCAGATAAATTATATCAACCCAAAAATTACCAGAGTTGATTGGCAACAATATGATTCTAGTTCAAGTGAAATGGCTGATTTACAAATGACATTATCATATGAAGCTATTGAATATCTACCAAGTACCCCAATTACGGCAATACAACTAGCTCAGTTTGGATTTGATATTGAGGCAGCTACAGAAGTACCGGGTGTTCCGGTTCCTAATCAGGACATTACTAGCTCTATATATAGCACTTTAGGCGGTTTACAATCCACTTTATTACCAACAGATTTAGCGTCTAGTATTAATTCTGCTTTTCAGATCGCTAATACCACATTAAATTTGTTTAATAATTCTCCTCTGGGAATAATTTCCCCTACTGCTGGTAAAATTGTCGGGCAAACAACACAAGGTGTTCAAGCTGCAAATACACTATTTGGTTTAACAACAAATCCATCTATTCCCAGTAACTATCTTGGTACAGGATATTCATTTATAAACTCTTATAATACCTCTGCTAGTTCAACCTTAAGTCCGTATGGATCATTTAACTTTGGAAGATTATAATGGCATCAAACGATATTGTAATTAATAATATTAAAAAACAATTAGCTCTCAATGCAGGACAATTAAATATTTCCAGCACAAATGGTTCATATAGTTTTGTTGACACTACAAATAATACAACTCTTCCGGGTAGTGCTAATGCAAGTAATTATGTACTTTCTAATGTTCCATCAACTTATCAATCAGGACTTAAAGCAGAAGTATACAACTATGCAAAAGGTGTATTCGGTGGACAAACAGTACCACCCGAGTTAGTAGAGAGTCTTAGTAGTTTAGCTACTTATTATGTCAGTCAAACAGGTGTAAGTGTACAATCATTATTTAAAAATGGTCAGTTACAATCAAATTTTCTTGCAACTATAAACACATTCTTAAATGATAGCGTACAGTTCGGTTATCAAAGCCTTAATACTACACAACCATGGGTTAACAATCCCACACTACACGGAAATATAGCCGCTGCATTACAATCATCTTTAAAGTGAAAATTAACAATGAATCAAAAAACAACAAAATATAGCCAGGGAACATTTGTACCAAAAAATCCAAATAAACTTATTGGAAATGCTTCTCCAACCTGGAGAAGTTCATGGGAACTTGCGATGATGACCTTTCTTGATAACCATCCTAGTGTTATACAGTGGGCTAGTGAAAGTATCAAAATACCCTATGTAAATCCACTATCTGGTAAAAGAAGTCAATATGTACCCGACTTTTTAGTGCTATATAAAGATAAGAACGGTAAACAACATGCCGAACTTGTAGAAGTAAAACCCAAAAAAGAAGCACTTGCTGAAAATGCAAAGAGTAAAAGAGATAAAGCATTTTTAATAGTTAATACGGCTAAATGGGCAGCCGCTATGACTTGGTGTAAGAAAAACGGGGTAACTTTTAGGCTCATTACTGAAGATTCTTTATTTTATCAAAAAGGTAAAAAATGAGTAAGAGATTCAAACAGTTAGAGGATACATTTAATTTAGACAGTGTTGCAAGCGATAATGACACTGATGATGATTCTAACATAGAAACTGAAGTTGAAGAAACTCCTAGCCCAGAAGATTTAATGTCTGCACTTACGCAAGCTAAAGACTTAGAAAAACAATTTAGCAAGATGAATCATTATGATACTCATGATAAGGAAATGGATGACCTTGCAGAACTAGCAATAGATGCACATAAAACACTGCAGGACCTTGGTATGAATGTTGAGATACGTCATGCCGGTGAAATCTTCAGCAGCAGTAGTCAAATGCTTAAAATAGCAGTAGATGCCAAGAACAGCAAGGTAGATAAGAAGTTACGATTATTAAAGCTACAGTTAGATAAGTTAAAGATAGACAAGCAATATCGTGACAGTGATGCTGTAGAAGGAACTGCTGTAAAATTGGATCGTAATGAGCTGCTTAAACAGCTTAAAGGTATTGACCAAGACGACAAGTGATAACAGTTGTTGGTAATTCTCATTGGTATTGACATAAATAACAAAGCATTCGGAGTCTAAATCCATGAAGAGTTTTATACAATATCTAGAAGAGTCTGTTAAAGAAAATGTCTATGCTATAAAGTTTGCTATGCAGCCAACTGACGATCAGTTTGACACAGTTGAATCATTCTTAAAGAAACATGATTTGATCAGCATCAGCAAACCAGAACATGTTGAACATGACAAGATGGACTTTTATGATATACCTAATAAGAATATTTGGCAGATTAGAGCAGTTACTGGTATGCCACTTAGCCCATACATTATAATGCAGCAATTAAAAGCTGTGCTTAACATACCAGAAGATTATATAGTTGTCAGAGGTGCTAACGAACCCGTAGAACTAGAATCAAATGACACTGCATTTGAACATGATATGGATGATATGGCTGCTGATAAGTCATTGATGCCTGCTGCTAGATTAAGCACAGACAGATTTTATAATGATGCAGAAGAACCAATTCTAACTGACGTATTTGGTAATGACTACAATAAGAAATTGTTAGATTACCTAAGATCAGTTGCTGATGATAGACAAACAGATCATTACGAAGCACCTGCTCCATTATTCAGTTGGATTGACATGGACAAGGTCATGGATGAACAAGCAGTTGAATCACATGACTTCAATGAAAGATTTGATACACCTAAGCCTGTTAACAAAGGCGCAGGTAAAGATGTACCACCAGTTGATCCCATAAACCTAGGACATCATGGTAATTTTGATGATGGTGCAGCACAGAAAATTAAATTAATGAAAGACAGTAAAGGCAAGCGTGAGTCAGTCTCGGCTCCAAGAGCTAGTCTAAAAGCCGAGAAAGTGAGGTAATACCATGGAAAATAAAGATCTAATAAGAAAGTCACTTGATATTATCAACGAGTCTATGCTAGAAGATGGTAAAGAATGGAAGCGTACAAAAGCTCAACAAGATTTTGATCATGACCTAGACGGTGTTCCGCATGATCCAGAACATGATGACGAGGATCCAGATGCTGACCTAAAGCATAAAGAACGCAAGTACGACAGCGACGAAGAAGAAGATTTCGATGAGTCTGTTGAGGACGGTGACGAAGACGATGACGATTTAGAAGCTAGCGGATTTCCAAAAGATCCAAAGTACTATGACGAAAAAGGTCGTTATAAGTGGATGGAACCAGAAGATTTAGATCGTGATGAGGAAGAAGATCGCGAACACGACGACGAAGAGGATTTAGAAGAGGACGATGTCAAGGAAGATGCACCAAAAGCAAAATCTGCACCAAAAGCTGATTCCGCTGGTACCAGTTTCCCAGGCATGGGTGAAGGTATTTACGAAGGCGACGAACTTGATGAAGGTATAAACATCACACTCGACGGTCCGGAAGCTGACGAGTTTGTTGCTAGATTAATGCAACTATCTGGTCAACCTGCTCCTGTTATGCCACATGATGCTCCAATTCAAGCAGTACCTGTGGATGTAGCTCCAGTTGCACCTGATATGGATGGTGCACCTGCTCCTGACATGGACGGACCGGTTGCACAAGCAGTTGATCAACCAGAAGTTGATGCTGACCACTTTGTAGCAGACGACAGCGGAACATGTGAAGTATGTCATATGCCAGAATCAATGTGCGAATGCCCAATGACTACACAAACATCGGGTCCATTATTAGGACATGACGGTGTTACGATGGAAGAACATGCTGAATATGATCACGGACACTGTGAAGTCGACGATGAGGGTAAAGAAGTAGATCCAGAAACTTACATGTATAAGATACCTACCCCTGCACAGAAAATGGTCAAGGGCATGATGGGCGACAATCCAATGGTTGAAGAATCAATGGAACGTTACAATAGAATCGTAAATGATTATGTAAAATTCCTAGGCGAAAGCGACATACCAAATGAAGATGGTGTAGCAAGTCCGTTAACAGCGGCTGATCGTCAAGAATTTGATAAGGATCCGCATGCAGGCCAAGAACCAAAAACAGACGGCAGCATGAGTCCAATGAGTCAAATTGATAGACAGGATGTAATGAAATAATGATCATACGCCATAAACAATTGGTAACTATTGATATATTTTATTTTAGAACTGATTATACATCAATAGTACAAGAATTTGTTTGGCAGACAGAAGATGTAGTTCCTGAACTATATCGTACACATAAATTTTTGAACTACTGGCATCAGAATATAGATGCCATAGTTCAAGAAGTGATTTTAAGTGTAAATGATAGGAAATACGGATCATATCGATCAGTTGACCATTTTCTACAGCTAAATTAATATATGAGCAAGTCTGATATTGATTTCACGTTAGTTAAACCAGCTAACCAAAAGACCACATACACACCTCATCAAATACGAGAAATAAAAAAGTGTATGAGCGATCCACTATACTTCATGCAACAATACATGTGGATACAACATCCTACTCAAGGTAAAATACCATTCGAAGCATATCAATATCAAAAGAACCTAATAGAATGCTATTGGAAATACAAGGAAGTTATAGCACTACTTCCTCGTCAAAGTGGAAAGACTACGACTGCGGCAGGTTACTTATTATGGTATACTATGTTTAATGACGACGTAACAGTGTTGATTGCTGCTAACAAATTCCGTGCTGCTACAGAAATTATGGATCGTATCAAGTTCGCATATGAAGAATTGCCCAACTGGTTACGTGCAGGCTCTGCAACATATAATGTGCAGGACATTAAGTTTGACAATGGGTCGAGAATCAAAGCCACAACTACTACACCAGATTCTGGACGTGGTATGTCTATTTCACTATTATACTTGGACGAGTTTGCGTTCGTTAAGCCTCGTATTGCAGAAGAATTTTGGACTGCTATGAGTCCCACACTTGCAACAGGTGGTAAATGTATTATTACATCTACCCCTAATAGTGATGAAGATAAGTTTGCTGAAATTTGGGTTGGTGCTAACAAGACAATAGATGATTGGGGCAATGATATACCAAATGGATTGGGTATAAACGGATTTAAAGCATTTACATCACACTATTCGGATGTTCCTGGTAGAGATGAAGAATGGGCTACAAGAGAACGTAATAAGATAGGGGCAGATAAGTTCGACCGAGAGTACGGGTGTCAATTCTTAACTGCTGATGAAACACTTATTAATGCTGTAACATTGTTAAAGCTACAGGGTGTTGACCCCATATATAAAACCAACGAAATACGTTGGTATGATCAACTAAAACCCAATATGACTTATCTAGTGGCATTAGATCCCAGTGCAGGTGTAGGTAAGGATCCTGCTGCTATTGAAGTGTTTAGTTTACCAGAAATGAAACAAGTAGCAGAGTGGACACACAATAGAACCAGTATACCTAATCAAGTAAAGACTGTGCAGAACATTGTGAATTTTATCTACAGTGAATTAAAAAAGATGCCCGAGCACCGAGGCGATCCGGACATATACTTTACACTTGAAAATAACAGTTGGGGCGAGGCTGCATTATTAACCATAACAGAAATAGGCGAAGAACGCTTCAATGGTACAATGTTACATGAACAACGTGTTAGAGGACAAGGTCGTCCGCGACGCGGTCTTAATACCAATACACGATCCAAAGCACAAGCCTGCACCAAGTTAAAAAGCCTAATTGAAGCAGAAAAAATGAAAATATTCAGTAGACCACTAGTACGACAACTTAAATTCTTTGTGAGTAAAGGTGAAGGCTTTGCTGCTAAACCTGGTGAGAATGACGATTGTGTAATGGCTACTATGCTCTGTGTGAGAATGATGCAAATGGTTCAAAATTGGGATGACAGAGTCGGTGACCTACTGCGAGACGATTTTGGTGACGATTATGATCACGAAGAACCAATGCCAATGAGCGTGATCATCAACTAAATATTACTTGCAAACATTTGGAGTAACATAATGAATTTTAATTGGTCAATCATTGGTGACAAAATTTTTGGAATCTTAAAGGGTTCTGGATTTACACTTCAAATGTTTGATAAGACTGGCGCCAAGACACTTGATCCACATGAAGCTACACGATTTTTTGCTACTATAGCAAGCAACGATCCAGAATTAGAAAAGTATAGTATTTTAATTGGTGTACATGATGAAAATCATAATAGTCACGTTGATATTAAAACACCTAACCTGGATAATAATGAGGATTTTGATTTCATACACAAATTAAAAAATAGTATTCAACGAAATGTAGGCGATCGAGAAGGTTTAAGTGTTAATTGGTTTAAATTTGATCATGCAATTACACCAAAAGATGAAGTTGTTAACAACATTGTAGAAAGCAAAGATATCAGCAAACCATTTGGATCGACCAAAAGCAGCTATCAACGAGTTGGCAATAGTAAAATAATCATACGTCATACAGATGCTATCAACGAAGAAAAAAAAGGTAGCCGCTGGAGACATGTACGAGCAATATTTGTTGAAAATGCACTAGGCGAAAGATTAATGTATCCACATATGCATATCGCTGGTGCTAGAGCAATGGCCAGACACTTTTCAAATAATGGTGTGATGCACGATCAAATCGGTGAAGCTATTCAACAATTAAGTAGCGATTATATGGATCTCAAACGATCAGCTAAAATGATTCGTGCAACAGGCGATGAATCAAAAACCACAGCACTTAGAGAATCTCTACATAAAATCAATAAAGATGTTAAGAAACTAAGCGGATCAAGAGGATACGTTTTGGCTTCGGGCGGCTTAAAAGAACAAAATATCAATGAAGATTCTAATGTTATCAATAAGATATATGAAGAACTATTAGAGAAGTGCATGTGCGAACGTGATAGCAATGATGCTGCAACTTTATTGGTTGCTGCCAAGTATCTATCAACTGCTAATCTAGTAGAAGCACCCACTGTTAATTTTACAAGTAGACCAGATCTAACCAGCGAGTGTTCAAACTATCCTGATCAAAAGGATAGAATGGCTTGGCAAATTGAACAGTTAGCTGAGTGTGTTGATGATGACATGCTGAGATCAAAGCTGACCTCTGCTGCAGGTACACTGAGAACACATGGTGTAATGGATCCAGACGATGTTGAATTGGTTAAGATGGTGTTCAAAGCATCCAAGGGGATCAAGCATGAGCCTGAGGTACCGGTTGTTGATCCTGGGTTGGACCGTATCAAAACTTTGAGCGGGATCTAATTTCAAAATAAAACTTATTGCTACTTGACCTCCGATCTAGTATAAATATACTGTTACTGACAAGACAGAAAGATGACTTGTCAGTATCTTTATCTCAATGAGGCACAAGGAGGTCCCAAATGGCACTTAGTTTAAAAGAAATTCAAGCAAAATTATTAGAGCAAGAAGCTCGCAAAGACCGCACAAAGAGCGGTGGGTTTTCGGGGGATAACAGTATCTACCCATTTTGGAATAACCCAGACGGAAGTTCAGCAACATTACGATTTGTTCCAGACGGTGATAATACAAACGACTTCTTTTGGGTAGAACGTTTGATTATCAAACTACCATTCCCAGGTGTAAAGGGTATGGATAACAGTCGTCCATGTGAAGTACAAGTTCCATGTGTTGACATGTGGAAACCAGGTAGCTGCCCAATTACAGCAGAAATCCGCCCATGGTGGAAGGATTCAAGTTTAGAAGACCTTGCACGTAAGTATTATCGCAAGAAGAGTTTTCTATTCCAGGGCTTTGTAGTGCAAAATCCTAACAAGGAAGACGCAACACCTGAGAATCCAATTCGCAGATTCATTATTAATCCTAGCGTATTTGATTCCATTAAAGCAATTCTAATGCGTCAGGATCTTGAAAATTCGCCGACTGATTATGAATCAGGACGTGACTTTTATCTCAGCAAGACCAAGAAGGGCGAGTATGCCAACTACAGCTCCTCCAGCTGGAGCATGAAAGAGCGCCCACTCGGTGTAGAAGAACTAGAGGCTATTGATAAGTTTGGTCTTAACAATCTCAGCCAGTTCCTACCAAAGAAACCAGATGATGCACATCTTGCTGTTATGCTTGAGTTGTTTCAAGCAAGTGTTGAAGAGCAACTATACGATCCAGATCGTTGGAGTCAGTTCTATCGTCCAAACGGCATGCGATTTGATAGCGACACTGAAAACGGTGATGCAACTGTTGCAGAATCAGCACCTGCTCCGGTTAAATCAAACGTAACAGCAGCCAGCATCATGAACAAGGTTGCCAAGGTAGTACCTGCTAAAGCACCTGTTGTAGAAGCCGAAGATGAAACTCCTTGGGAAGAGCCAGCAGCAGAAGCACCTGCTAAGAAAGCTCAGAGTCCAGAAGACATCTTAGCTGCAATTCGCAGACGCCAGCAAGGAAAATAATCCAATAAAGACGAGGCGGTAGTATTGACTATCGCCTCTTTATATTTTAAACAATAAGAGAAGGAGTTTCTCATGAAGCCATTCGACGTATCAAAATTTAGAAAATCTATCACTAAAAGTATAGAAGGGTTAAGCATTGGATTCAACGATCCAACAGACTGGATCAGTACAGGTAGTTATGGATTAAATTATTTAATATCGGGAGACTTTTTCAAAGGAGTACCTTTAGGTAAAGTAACAGTACTCTCTGGTGAATCAGGTTCAGGTAAGTCATTTTTAGCATCTGGTAATATTGTTAGAAATGCACAAGAAATGGGAATATATGTTGTTCTCATTGATACAGAAAATGCATTAGACGAATCTTGGCTTAAGGCTTTAGGAGTTAATACATCTGAAGATAAGTTAATGAGACTTAGTATGGCTATGATTGATGATATTGGTACAGTTATATCTGAATTTGTT